GCAGCGTCGAAGAGGCCAGCGCGAGCGTTGGTCGGCGTGCCCGCTGCCGTCGTCGCACTCGACAAAATGATATTGCTGATGACCTGCCCGGCACGAAGGTAGATCGCTTGCAGCCACAACGTTCCGCTCACCGTCGGCACCACGCCGTTCGTTTCTGTGCACAGCTCTCGCTGCATCGTCTCAGCAATCGTGCCTGTGAGCCCGAGATTCGCGAGGGTCGGTGCGTTGTACGCATAATCCGCGCCCTGCGCGTCGTGATGATCCCATTCGCCCGTAGCATTGAGGACGAGGTTTTCGCCCGGCAGCAACGTCACGCCCATCAGTTGTTCGGCTGTGGTCCCGTCGAAGTGCTCCACGGTCGTCTGGCACGAAACCGTGGCATGGTTGTTCGTGATGTTCAGGTGCTTGACGTTGCGCTGCGTGCTTGATGCCGGCGAGCCCACGACGGTGGTGGTGGTGGCCGTAGCGATGCTCGCGGTGTTGGTGCTGCCGAGCGTGTAGGTCCCCGCGTTCACATCGATCCAGGACGCATGCACACGAATGTCTGCCGCCGCGCCGGTTACGACGCGGACCAGGTGGGCAGTGCCGGTGAGGAGTAGCATGGTGCGATGTCCTGATTTATCGGCCTTCACGCCAGCCTGAGCAGACCAGTCGTGCTGTCGTTCGTGGGCATGGTCAGGGTGAAGTTCCCCGCCGTGAGCGTTTGCGAGCCGAAGGTATGCACGCTGACTGCCTTGCTGGCCTGCGTGCTGTTGTAGAGCAGGACCGCATCGAACGCGGTGGCCAGCGTGACGGTCGTCCAGGTCAGCGAGGCGCTGGGCGTGCTGAAGGCCGTGGTGCCGGTTGCGCTTGGGGCGATCCATGTGAACGTGACCCCGCCAGCCGAGTAGCCAGCGCCGGAGACCTCATCGGTGACGCTGTAGACCGTCGTTGCGGCGCCGCGCGAGCCGGAGGCCAGAAAGAGAGCACCCTTGAACACGTCGGCCCCAGTCCCGCCCCTGACGACCGTCGTGCCGAGGGCGTGGATGCCGTTCAGCAGTTCGGTCTTGAACGAGGTGCAGGCTGCCTGCGCGTTGGCGTAGCACACTGCGCCGATGCGCGCCAGGTAGCGCGTGGCAACACTGTGCAGCGGCAGCAGCAGGCCGGTGAATGATTGCTTCAACTTTTTCATGTGGATCTCCGGTTATAGGCCGCCGGTTGTTGCAACCAATTGCAAACCTTTAGGCAGGTAGACATGCGCGCAGTCCTTCACGATCTCGCCCGCAGCGTCGCGGTAGAACTCGCGGAACTTGATTACGTCCTCGGTCACGGTCCACTCGTGGTGGTAGGACAGTGAAGCGCAGGGCACATTGCCCTTGCTGGTGAAGATCAAAGGGGCGTCGGTGGGGTTTGGCATGGTCTAGGCCGCTCGCGCGGTTGGCATGTTGGGGTTCGATCGGGAAGTTGGCGACACCGCCACGGTGGCCTTGATTTCGATCCCGAGCGCATTGGCGAATGCTGCGTACTTGGCCGCTGCGCGCGCGGGATTGCCGGCGTAGTCAGCGTCCTTGCTGTAGGCCCGGTAGGCGATGTAGTCCTGAAGGACGTTCGAGTAGATGTCGGGCACGCTGATAACGCCCAGCACCACGTTGGGCGATCCCGTCATGGTCACCGGTGAGCCCACCGTCTGAGATGCGCTGACGGTGTAGGTGCCGGTCCCGCCAAGGCCGGTGCCGAGGCCCGTGATCGTGGTCCCGGCGGTCACTCCAGCGCCGGTCAGCGCCTGGCCCACCGCGAACGCGCCGCTGGTCATGGCGCTGATCGTCAGCACCGTGGTTGCAATCGTGCCCGTCCCGACGCCGATGTTGTCGGCCGGCGAGGACGGGGGCAGCACCGCCCCTGCCACCGGCTCGGCAATGTCGGCCGGCAGCGCCGCGTAGACAATCTCGAGCGAGGCGGAGGCCGACGGCGGATAGACGTAGAACGTCTTCGGGTCGCGCGCGTCGTACATGAAGTGCAGGATTTCGGCCACGCCCGTCAGCCCCTGCCAGCCCGGGGTCTGCGCATCCAGGATTTCGCGGTTTGTCAGGCGCACCGCGCGCTTGTTGCCCGCAGTGTTGCGCACCACATCAATCAACTTGGTGCCGCCAGTCGGCAGCGCTTGCTTGGCGCCGGCTGCCAGCGCGAGCGTGGCATTGGTCACCATCGCATCCGGCCGGTAGATGACGATTTCGCGCTGTCCATCGTTCAGGTAGCGCGTCAGTTCGTTCAGCGGCCAGCGAATACTGGTGCCGTCCTGGTTCTCGTCGATGACGCGGCGCAGGATGGATTGGGCGGTGATGCTCATGGTTTACGTCCTCGAATCAGCACCACTGGACCTTGGCCCGTGGCATGGTGTTGGTGTGGCTGCGATAGGCGTCTACCGAGTGCCTGGCAATTGCGTCGTCGAACCGTGCTTTGGCAATTGCTGCGCCATCGAGGTCAAAGAACGCTGCTTTGGGTGTCAGCAGCAGCGTCGACTTGGCGCCCTGCGTGATGGCTTCCATGCAACGTGCTGCCGATGCATCCGGCACCCCGGTGGCGTTTGTCGAGGGCCTGAGCGACGCCTGCACCTGCACGGCCTGGCCGGCAGCGAATGTGCCCAGCAGCGTGAACGTCTGCATGTCCTGCGTCACCAGGCCTTGCTCGGCGCCCTGGTCGCGCGTCCAGTCCTTCGTCAGTTGCCGATAGGCCGTGACAGGAACCTCATTGCCATCCGCGGTGACTTGTTCGACGCGCACGATCTCGCTTTGCGTCGGCAGGTCAAAGTCGTACTCGGTGCTGCCTACGCCGCTTGACGTTTGCGGGTCAAGCCAAACCATCCAGATCCGGGTGCGCGTGAAGAACTCGCGCGCAGCCCGGCGCAGCGCATGGTCGACCAGCGGGCCAGGCGCTCCAGGAACATCAACCAGGATGTCTGGATACCAAAATTCCCAGGCTGCCACGGTTCGATCTCACTGGTCGATGCGAATCAGCGCGCCTTGCGCGGGTGTCTCCTGGGCCGGGGCGTCGTGTTGGCTTCCAAGGGGGGTGCGCTCGGGTCGACGGGGGCGTCGTCGCGATCGTCGTCAAAGCCACCCTCACCCGGCACGGTTTCGTCCAGGCCGTCGCGAAATTGGGCGCTCACGGGCGCATTGTCCCCAACGAGCGCCGTGGCTGCGTCATAGTCGGCTGGATCGTCCGGGTAGAACGTGCCTTGTTGCAGCAGCCTGGCAACCAGTTCCTTGTCGTCCACGTCCGCAACCAACTGGCCATCGTCGTTGGGCTTGAACAGGTAAACCCGTTTGTCATTGCCCGAGACCCTGACGGTGCCGTCGCGGCGCGGGATGATCGATGTTTGCAGCTTCATGGTTCACGCCTTCCAAAAAAAAGGGGAGGTCCAGCCGCCCCTTTCCAAGACGCGCGAGGCGTCATCACAAGGAGATCAGTCGTCAGGATCAGGCGGCCTTGTAGGTCAGCGTCACGCCCAGGGTTCCGGCCGCTGCAGCGGTTGGTGCCGTGGTGACCTTCACGCCCAACCTGCGATCGCCGCTGGTAGCCGTCACCGAGGCCATGTAGTTCAGGGTTCGCGTCAGCGCCTTGTCGAATGCCGTGGTGACACCGGTTCCGGTATCGCCCCAGGCCCCGCCGCCATCGGCCGCCACCGTGGACAAACTCGCGCCGGATCCATCCCAAATGCCGACCTGGAAGACCTCGGCCGCGGTGCTCGTCTCCATGTCCGTGCCGTCGACGCGAATCTCGACCGGCACATGCCCGGCCGGCAGAATGCCGACCTGGCCGATCGTGTTGAGCGCCTGGTCGCCGGTGGTCAGGTCCAGCGTGAAGCGCGTCGCCAGCACTTCGCCGCCGGCCGCCGTGGGCACCGGCTTGCGGCCGGTGATGTAGTCGTTGCTGTTCGTGAATGCCATGTCAGGTTCTCCGATTCAGGTGTTGGTTGCTGAGGCTCAACGCGACGCGCAGAACGTGTCGAGGGAGAACAGCCCCAGGTCGTTCGCGCCGTTGGGCGTCGTGAAGGTGGTCTTCTTGATGCCGAAGATCGACGACGTGCTAATGACGACCTTGTTGCCGTTGTCCCGCGTCTCTTCGTACCAGTCGAACCGCATGTTCGTGCCCGGCGACCCGAAGGCCACCACCGCGGCCTGCGAGCCCATGAACAGGGCGCGCGCCGCTTCGTAGTTGGTGCCTGCACCGGCGTTGTTGAAGCGGATCACGTTGCGGTGCGAGTGCAGGATGACGCC